GTGTCGACGACGTTCTGCGCGTCCTTCTTGCTGATCTTGTTGGCCGTGAGCAGGGAGCCGGCGCTCTCGTTCACGGTCTGGACCGTGGCGTAGCCGGCGGCGAGCTTCTTGTTGAACGTGTCCGGCGTCAGCCCGGCGCAAGCCTGGAGCAGCGCGAGCGCGAAGGCCAGGAGAAAGAGTTGCGGTCGTTTCAGGTAGTGCATGAGATGTCCCTTTCGTGGACGGTGGAGGAAGGGGTCAGGCCGACAACTGGTTCTCGGCGACTCGGCGAGCCCAGCCCTTACCGAAGTCTTTCCAGGTGGCCAGGTTCGTCATGAAAATAAGGCGCGTGGCGCCGAGGCGCATCAGCACCCGGTCGGGCGCCATCGAATTGACGGCCTGCAAAGTTTTGGCGCCGAGCAGCCCGTCCGCCTTGGCGCCGACCGCGCCTTGCAGGAACTTGATCGCCTGGCGCACGCCCGAGTTGACGGCGGCATCGAAGAGGTCGAACTTCACCGGCTCCGGCACAGCATCGCAGCCGGCCGGTCCCCAGAAGTCGCGCCGGTAGATCTCCTTGGCGCGGGCCAGTGTCATGCCCCGGATGTCCTCGCCCGGATAGGTGCGCTTCGTGATGCCGTACTTGGTCTCGCCGCCCGGGTCGGCCGGGTGGTTGACGTAGCCGCCCTCGTGGCCGATGAGCTTCTCGAAAGAGGTGTCGAAGTTCATAGCGGGTCTCGATGTGGAACGGTTGCTGGTTGAGGTGGCATGGTCGAAAATAGACGCATGAAATTGATCGACATCGCAGGGCAGCGCTTCGGCCGCTGCGTCGTGCTTCGGAAGGCCAAGCCAAGGCCCGGCTTGTCCGGCGGATCGGACTGGCACTGCCTGTGTGACTGCGGCACCGAGTTCGTCGCCATCAGCGCAAACCTGCGCAAGGGCGACACCCGGTCCTGTGGCTGCTTGGCTGCGGAATGGAGCCGCCACCTCGGCGCCGACAAGGCTTTTATCGAGAAGCGCGCCGCGACGGTCACGCGTCACGGCCACAGGCGGCGCGGCGCAAAGAGCGTCGAGTACTTGACTTGGCTGGGCATGAAGAGGCGCTGTCAGTCCCCGAAGTCCAAGGACTACGCCAACTGGGGCGGCCGCGGAATACACGTCTGTGAGCGTTGGGACACTTCGTTTGAAGCGTTCCTTGCCGACATGGGGCCGCGTCCAAGGTCGATGCAAAGCATCGACCGCAAGGACCCAGACGGCCACTACGAGCCATCGAATTGCCGATGGGCGACCGCCGAGCAGCAGGGTGGCGAGAACAAGCGGACGAACCGTTCGGTGACCGTGGACGGCGTCTACTTCGACTCGCTGGCGGTAGCGGCGCGGCACTTCGGAGTGGGCGTGACGACGGCGTGGATGCGGATTGAGAGTGGCATCGAGCCCGAGATTGCGGTTTCGCACCGCGGCAAGCTTCCGAGCCGTCGGTCACGCGAGAGCTACCTTCCGCACGCCAGCCGCTGACCGATTCATGGCTTGTCGTGCGGATCGATCGGCGGCAACGGCGCCGGGCCGGTGGCGATCGGGAAGCCGCTGCTGTCGAGAGCCGGGGCGTCCTCGCTCTTGGCGGCGACGGCCGGCGTGATCGACTTCTGGGGCACCAGGCGGGCCACGATGCCGACCACGCTGGCGAGGATCGGCAGCAGCCAGGGCGGCACAGGCAGGTGCTGAATCAGCGTCTGCTGCTGCTCGAGCGGCAACTGCAGGTAGATCGCAAACGCGATGCCGGCGGCAGCCATGACCCAGTTCGAGGCCATCTTCCAGGCGTTGTTGACGTTGATCTGCAGCTTCTCTTTCGTGGTCGGGTCCATGGGGGTTCCTCTCGGTGGTTAAAGGGTGGGCCAGTTCTTCGATACCCAGCCGAAGGCGCTCGCGACAAGGGCTAGAAGTGAGACCGGCGCGGCGATCCATTTCGCGAACCAGATGCACGTATTCGCGAAGCCATCCAAGTTCTTGGCGATGACGACGAGGTCGGACGTGCTGGCCTCGATGCGCTGCGTCGTCTGGCTGTTGAACTTGAGCTCGCGCAGGGCGATTTCGAGGCCTTCGCTGTTGCGCTTGTTGGCCACGGCGAGGCGGTCGCCTTGGGCAGCGACGACTTCGAGCTTGCGGGTAACCGCGTGACGCCATGCATCGGTCTCCTCGCGCCAGCGTTTCGTTTCGTCCTGATCGGCTTGGAGAACGTCGAACTCGGTGCGGCCCGGGTCGCGCCGCTCTGGCGGCCCGGAGCGTCGGTCGTCTGGCATGGCTCAGCGCAGAGTGAAGAAGAGCGACGAAGGGTTTTTCATGCACGCCTCCAGAGCTCTATCTCGGTCAGTTGGATAGCCTCATGGAGAAGCTGGGCAAGCACGCTACCGATAGGAACCGACACCCCCTTGCGGAGCGACATGTATCCCTCGTTGTGCATCAGCAGCAGGCAACCGCGCTGCTCGATCATCACGCCGACGTGCCGCTTGCCTGTGACGTCTCGGCAGAGCACGATGTCGCCGTCTTGGGGAGGGCCGTCGGCCGGCCGCCAGCCGGAGACCTCGGCCGCGGCTTTGAGGAGCGCCACGTTGTCGGCCGCATGCACTTCGCCGACACCGAGCTCCGGCATCTCGACACCCCAGCGCACAAGGAACACCTCGCGCACCAGCGACCAGCAATTGAACGTGGGTGACCACGGCCGCCCGATGAACTCGGCGGCCCAGTGCTTGGTCATCCGGTCAGGCGAGCGTGATGCCAGATGCATCGCTGGCGAAGCTGGGCGCTGGCCCGCCGCTGACGATGCTCTGGCTGGTCGTGAGCGCGTGCCAGAACAGGAGGTTCCCGCCGCTGGCGGCATCGAAGATACCGTAGGCGACCGCCGTGCCCCAGTCAGCCGTCGGTGCCGGGAAGGTGATCGCGGCGACGTTCGCTGTCCGGCCGGCGGTCCCGCTGGACGTCGCCGCCGTGTCGAGCTGCGTGCTGTACATCGTCAGGTCGTCGGGCGTGAAGGACACCCTGGCGTAGCTGCCACCGCTGATCTCCGTACCGCCGCCGCTGTTGCTCGGCGTCGCCGTGTAGAGGGCGTAGTACCACGGCGACGGCAGCGCGAATGCCTGCGCGCGTAGCTCGAGGTCCAGCATCTTGTTGCTCATGTAGTCCGACAGTCCGCCGGTGAGGCCGAGGACGATCGACAGGCCGGCGGAGGCAACCTGAACCGGGTCAGGGCTCCCGGTTGTGATGACGACCGCGGCGATCGGGACCACGAACCAGCAGTTTCCCCCGCTCGACGCATCGAAGAAGCCGACGAAGTTCGCAGTTCCCCAGTTCGCGCCCGGCGTGCCCCAGGAGACCGCGGCGTTGTTGCTCGAGGTGTGGCTGGTGCCGGTGCTGGCCAGGATCGATCCGGCGCTCTGCGTCCCGGCGAAGTTGGCCAGGGACCGCGCGCGCGAGACCCGCGCGTACCCGGTGCCCGAGAGCTCGGTGACCGAGCCGTCTGCGAAGGCGCTCAGGAGGCCGAGGAACCAGTTCGCCGGCAGCGTGATCCCCTGCCCGCGCAAGTAGTCGATCCATTTGTTCTCGCCGTGGTTGCTGAAATAGGACATGCTGACTCCTTCGGGTTATGCGCCACCGCCGCCGGGGCCGATGACGATCTGCAGGGCGATATTTCGCGTCTCGAGGATGTATGCCGCGCTGATCCGCTTGATCGACACGCGCAGGATGGCCGTCGCCATCGTCTCGTTTGGGTTGATCGTGCTCGGGCCGTCATAGGTTGCCGGGTCGATCGTGAGCGTCCAGATCCGGTCTGCGTTCATCGGCAGCCATGCGCCAGTGGTGCCGACGAGCGAGGCGCCGGCGGCAGCATCAATCGCCGCGCCCATCCCGCCGATGTCCTCGGCGTAGACCTCGAACAGCGCGGCGTCTGCGGGCTCGACCGGCGCGACGTTGATCCACTCGCCCGACAGGGCAGTCGTCACAGGCGCGCCTACGGTGCCCTTCTCGCGCATCGCCGCGGTGCCGTCGTCGAACAGCGAGAACTCGGCTATGCCGCCGTAGTCGCCGCCCAGCCCGCCGATGATGCTGCGCGCGTTCAGGCGAACAAGCAGGGCCGTTCCGCCGCCCTCGGACGGAATGTCGGTGCCGTCGTCGATCGGGTCCTGGATCTCGCCCAGGGTTGGCAATAGAGCGTTGTCGGCGGCGTGAACGCGCGGGTCATCGATGACGAGCCGAACGTCGAATAGCTGGGCGCCCTCGTCGGTCGTCCCGCCATCGGCGATCTCCTCTACCTTGCAGAGCTCGTCACTCGACAGCGGCCCGAGGAAGTAGACCGGCCGCTCTCGCCCGCCGTCGTCGAAGATGATGTCGAAGTCGGGGGCGGCCGGTAGGTAGACCGTCGTCGGGTTCACGCCCGCGGTGACCTCGACCGGCGCGGTGATGCTGCCGTCGTCGCGGCGAAGCGTGATGTAGATCGGCGCCTCGCTGAAGTCCGCCGGCTCGGATAGTTCCATGGCCAGGGTCGCCGGGTCCCAGTACGTCACGTCGCCGCTCGCCCCGTACTCCGGAAGGTCGGGCTGAACGCGGACGGTGTCCATGTGCCGGAGCAGGAAGCCCTCCATCTCCGTCGTCAGGCCGAACTTCAGCCCGCGGTAGGCGACTTTCGCCGCCATGGCCAGTCCCTCGCGCTCGGCCTGCTTGGCGCCGATGACGCCGTCGAGATGGATGAACAACGGGTTCGCCGGGTCGCCGTCGGAAGGAACATCGGCGCCCGGCACCCAGCAGATGATCTCCGTCAGGTCCCAGCGGATGTGATCCTGATGGGTGACGATGATCGCGTCCGGCCGGTCCCGGCTCGGCAAGTCCTCGGTCTGGACGATGCTCTCCGGCTGCGTGTTGCGGGCCGAGAACATCGTGAAGTGGTCGGTGACGAGTTCATCTCGGGTCGCGGTATGCAGCCCGAGCGGCTGGCTGGCCCGCGAGCGGCAGGCGCGGGCGATCAGTTGTTCCGCTTCCGCCAGATCGATCGAGGTGCTGAACGAAAAGTCGAAGTGATCCTGTCGCTCGTCGCAGGTTGCCGCGAGCGCCGCCATGCCGACGAGGTCGATCTCCCGATCCGGGTAGCCGCGGCCCCATGCCTCGTTCCGCCACAGGTCGACCAGCCACCATGCCGGGTTCCGGTGGACGACGTTCGCCGACCATGTCTCGGTGTCCGGATCCCAGATCGGGCACTTGCCATTGACCAGCATCGAGAAGTCGCGCTGACTCTCGGCCGTGAGCTGCTTGCCGGCGCGGATGACCAGCTCGTAGTGCGCCGCGTTCGGGTTCAGCGTTGCCGGCGCCTCGAGCGTTGCCCGCAAACCGGCCCAGTTGATTTGATCCCGTGCGTCGCTGTCCTTGTTTTTCGGGTTCGTCCGGTACAGCCGGACCTCGGCGCGAATCGGTGCAGAGAGCGTGTACTCGTTCGACCACCGCTGCAGAGAGTTCGTGTCGTACTCGCGGCTTTCGTTGCCGACCGGCGTCCACTCGCCGACCGGCACGCCGAAGTCGTCGATCTCGCGGACCTGGACTTCCCAGGCGACGACCAGATCATCGCTCCCGCCCGAAGTGATGTGGCCCAGACCCTGCGGCGCCTCCACGTCGATCCCGATCTTCGTCACCCGATCCTGCGGCCGGCAGGCCACGTAGCCGCCGACGTAGATGCCGTCCCCGTTGATGTCGGTCGCGAGCTCGAGGTTAGCCACTTCGGAGGAGGTGAGGACGTTCGCTTCGACGGTCGATGGTTGCTCGCCGGGCGCGAGGTACTGAGCAACGATCACGTCTTGGTAGCTGCTGACGGGCGTCTTGCCGATCAGCGTGCGGACGACCGCGTGATCGCCGATCCCGACGCAGTAGAGGAAATAGCCGTACTGCTCCGTGTCGAGCAGCGGGTCCGCGGCGTCGGCGCGCGGCAGGTTGACGAAGTAGGGGATGGCCGCGAAGGGCGGCGTGATCTTCACGTGCCCGCAGTTCTTCCAAATCGGCTGATCGAGTCTCGCGGCGTTGCCGGCGAGCGCGGCGCTGTAGATGCTTCCGGGCGCTTCGTTGTTGATGTTCGGCTGGCGCGGGGGAGCGAGTAGGTTGAATGCGAGGCTCACGCCGGTCAGGTAAGGCGTAGCAGCTGGAGCGATGAACAGCGATAGGACAGTCGCAACCTGCAGCAGCAGCCGCACCGTCTCCCGCCCCTGCGGAAACACGCACCAAACGATGACATCGCCCGGCGCGGTCTTCTCGTCCCAGTGGTCCCGGAGCAGCCATTCGCCGTTCTTCAGGCACGTCACCGGCCCCCGCGCCTCGATCACGAAGTCGCGCAACCGGACGCCGACCGGGACGTCGTGCATTTCGGTCGACGAAAGCTCGAGCATCGGGTTCGAGCACACGCCCATTCGTGGCGTGCTGAACCGCACAAGGGCGCCCGGCCGGCGCTCGTAGGGGATCAGGTCGAGCACTGGTGCCTCCAGACCTCGAAGCGGTCGAAGCCGAGGAACCGAAGCTCCTGTTGTCGCTGCACGCGCGCTTCGCCGGAGTCGGCGGAGGTGTGGAGCACGCGCACCGAATCGAGGCACAGGCCGACGTGCAGATCGCGCCGCGCACCGACCATCGAGAGAATGTCGCCCGCCCTCGCCCGGCCCGCCGTGACGGCCCACTCCCGTGCCATCTTCGCGCGCAGGCCGATCGCTCGCCATCCCTCCTCGGTGTCCATGGCCAGGACCGGGACCTCGAGCCCGTGGCCGATCTGAAGTGCGTGGCGGACCAGCGCCCAGCAGTTGAATGCGTCCGGCCCTTGCCCGTCTGCAGCGTAGGGCTTGCCGATGAGCGAGGCGACCCAGGTCATCGCACGAGCCCCGGATATGCCGCGCGCCGAAAGGTGATGCGCGGGATGGCAAAGTTCGCCTGGTCGGTGAAGGCGCAGCGCATCGTCACCGTGCGCGTGGTGATCTCGACGCCGACCACCGTGAGCTTCATCGGGGTCTGCGACGGGGCGCCGGTGTCTGCCGCATCGTAGAACCGCTCGATGATCTCCCACAGGGACGCCGAGCCCCGGGCAGCCCGCACCGCGCGCGAGAACACGCCGGAGATGTTCGGCACCACGAGTTCCATCTCGCCCGGCGATGCCGCGTCGGATTCGGTCGGGCGCTGGAGGGTGATGCCGGGCGCGGCCAGGAACTCGACCTGTACGCTCGGGTCGCGGTCGGCGCCGGATTCCTTCGTGGCCAGCAGCGCCTCGAAGTTGCTCACGACGTAGATCGGCGCCGCAAGGCTCGGGTGCCATAGCTCGAAGGTGTCGAGGATCAGCGTGTCGTCGGGTGCGATGTTGGCTGCCTCGTGGAAGGCCTCGGCGATCGTGACACCGTGGCGCGGGGCTTTGAATTGCGGCATCGGTCAGCCCCAGGCGATTGCCGCGGCTGGGCGGTAGAGCTGCTGCTTCTTGCCGGTGCGGATGCGGACCGACTCGCTGGTCCCGAGATTCGTTGCATCGACCAGCGTCAGGCCCGCGCTGAAGTAGGGGAACAGTTGCGACGTTGATGTCACCGGTGCGACGATGGCTCCTGCCCCATTGCGCCGCACTGTGATCGATGTTCCGACGAGCCAGTCGAAGCCGTAAATATCGCCGGCCTGCATCTGCGTGACGAACGTCCCGGACTGCGTCGGGGGCGCCGGTTCGCTCGCAAACACCACGCCGTCGAGCCGGCTGTATGCCAGCACATAGGCCAAGGCTTGTCCAGCCCCGGTGGCTTCGGAGCTATCCGAGGGCGGCGGCCGGGATAGAACATTCGTCTGTCCACCGTCTACAAGCCCGCACTGCATACCTTGATTCGCGCTGGGGATACCGCTGCCGACACTGACGATCTCGAGTTCAAGGTAGAACCGCTGCCCGGCGATGCCGCCGCGCGACCGCTCCCCACGAACACCCGACTCCCAGTTGTCCGGCAAGACGGTGTTGCGAGTGGCAAGGCGGTATCCCTCTGTCAGATCGACGCATACGGGAAGCGCCTGCGCGGACATCATGTCCAGCGGATTCCACGCCGAAGGCGGATCAGGCTCGACCGGAAGCTCGCCGACGCCACGAACCTCGAACGTGCCGCTCACGCGCCAGTAGCCGATCTCCGGCTTGCCCGTGTGAATGAACTCCCAACGCGGCGGGCCGATGAATCGACGCGCTGCCGGTGTTCGGCCCTCGGGTCTCGGCCAGTAGGGGGCCAGTGTCGAGAACCACTTGCCGCCCTTGTTCAACGTCACGCGCCAGAACTCGTCTAGCTCCAGCGCCTGCGCCGGGCTGTAGGGCGGGAATACGTAGTCCTCGTAATCGAGTCTGTCCGTCTGCCCGACCCGCGCCTCGGTCAGCGCATCGTTCAGCACGCGCCGTTCCGCCGATTGCGTCGGCAGTTCCTGCGGGCAGGGAAGCCCGGCCGGGAAGACGAGGGACGTGCCGACAGTCATCGCTCAGACCTTGAAGTTCACCATCCACGGCGGGCCGTTGCCGCCCGCGGTGGAGATCGTCGCTTGCCGCGCGGCGACGACCGGGCCGGTGGTGTTGTATGCCGTCAGCGGGGCAGTGGTGCCGCCCGGGCCGAATGCGATCTGGCGCAGCTTCAGAACCGGACCCTCGCCCTTGGTCTGGCCGAGTAGCTGCGGGGCAAGGAACCATGCTTTGTTCGCCCCCGTTTCGGTCAGCACATCAGTGGCCGACGGGGTCTGTCCAACCCATGTACCCGAAGGAATCCACGCCATGAAATACTGCCTGTTGCTGCTGCCATAGTTGGTTCGAACAGTTCCGCCACCCGTCGAGAGTCCCGCGGCTGTCGTCGAAGTCGTCCATGGAAACGGGACATTGCTACTGGTGCCAAAATTGTTGAATGGGTTGGTGCTAGTAGTTGCGAACGATCCGCCATGTGCTGCGTCAGCAGCGTCTACAAGAATGTCACCCACTCCGGCCGCAAAGGTCAAGGCGACAGCAGGGTTCTGGAAACAGAAAACAATCGCCTCGGCAGAGTCGAAGTAGAAGCACTGGTAGCTCGCGCCGTAGATGTTGGCGACCGTGCCCGGCGATACGCACTTGACGACGCCGGTATCGGTGCCGCAGATCGTCCCGGAGGCAGCGGTGAGGTTCGAGAGCGTTGTCCCGGTGCCGTTGGGGAACCACACGAACTGCACGGCGCCGTTCGTCGGCGCACCGTCCAGGATCGCGGCGTTGTTCGCAGCCGGCGCAGAGTCCCAGATGATGATGCCGATCCGCCCGGCGCTGGCATCCTTGCGCCGCAGCAGGAGATAGCGCGGCGTGCCGGCGTTGGACTTGCCGGCAACCTCCCACTTGAACGTCGCGTCGCCGGACTTCGATGTCACGAGCGTGTCGATGTCGTCGATCAGCAGCGCGTTCGTCGTGCCGGTCTTGGTGCCGGCGCCGCTGCTGGCCCAGCTAAGGGTAGCGCTCATTGGTGGATCCCGCCTTTACACATAGTTGACCAGTTCAAACGACGCCAGCCCCAGCGGGACCGGCAGCGCCAGGGGATCATCGACGAACGGCCCGGCGAGGATGAACACCGACACGACCTGGCCAGCGTTGATGATCCGTTTCCACCCGGAGCCGTCCCAGGACCAGACGCGATCCGCAACGATGTACGTATCGTTCAGCGCCGGGCTATCGGGAAAGTTGATCGCCATCTAGACCACCCGCTTCCAAGAAGCGCCGGTCCATTCCCAGACACGGCCGGCAAGGGTGTAGCGATCTCCTACGGCTGGGCTTGTCGGAAACTGCATCAGAACTCCACCCACTGGATCGACGAACCGTCATCGATCCGCGTGTACTTGATTCCGGTATCGCTATCGATCCAGTCGTCGTGAATCGAAGCATCGGTGCCGGGGTCGCTGCTTTGATAGAACGTCTGCTTCCCACTGCCGCTCGCAGACGGCGTGTAGATCGCCGTATCGTCCGAGTCGATACTGAGCGTCCCGTTCGGGAACAGGATCGTGGCGACCGCCTGAAGCGGAGTGCCGTCCGCCTCGCCGACGATGATCGTTCCGCCGCTTCCGCCTCCGCCGCCCGCTGACAGGCTTCCCGACCCCGTGCGCGCGATGACGATCTCGCCGGCAAGCGGCAGGATGGTCGACGTCAGGGCGATGACGATCTCGCCCGCGAGCAGCGTGACCGCGATCCGCGCGATCAGAATCTCGCCCGCCAGCGGCGTGGCGGGCAGGACCAGCAAGCCGGAGCCGAGCCGCGCGATCAGAATCTCGCCGCTCAGTGCGCCCGTCGACGGCCTGCTGGCTGCACCCTCGCCGTAGAGGATCAGTGTCCCGGTGACCGCCCACTCCGGCCCGCGCGGGGTGCCCTGCGGCCTCATGCGCGGCATCTCGGCCCAGCGAGCCCGCCAGAACAGCCGGCCGGGGCCCATGTTCGGCACCTCGGCCGTGAACTCCTCGGTCCAGACGTTCAGCGCCTGCTCGCCCCACAGGTCGAGCTCGATCATCTGCGCGTAGGTCAGCTGCCACGTGACCGACACCGTGCGTGGCTTCCCGCTGGACTTCGGGCGCTTGCGGCTGTGCCCGCTGCCGCGAGCCACGCCCGCAAAGTCGTCGCCGAGCGTGACGCCAATCCCGCGCCCCAGGAACAGGGGCAGCGAGCTCGGCGGGAAGATGAGCGGGAGGGTCACCCCCTGCGCGGTCTCGGGCCGACCGCCTCCCGGGTTGCTTGACGAGTCACGCCACCGCTGCGCGAATCACGGGCGATCTCGCCGATGATGAGACGGGTCAGCTTCTTGTCGCCGCGCTGGCTCGACTCTTCGCGCACGGTGGCGCCGGAGTAGTTGTGAACCTCGACGACAGTGCCGCCGGAGCCGGCCGTGTTTTGCGCCCGCGGCGTGATGCGCTCGCCCTCGTGGACCAGCGCGAGACCCGTCTTCGGAACGTAGGGCGTGCCCGTGGCGAACTCGCCGACCAGCTGAGGCGTGATCGTCGTCGAGCCCAATTGCAGATTGCTCTGTCCGCCGCCGAACAGTTTCAGGAGCGCCGCCAGTCCACCGCCCCCGCCGCCGCCGAAGATCGACGCGAGCAAAGGCCGGACGACCTGCAACCGATAGAACTCGCTGATGAGTTGATTCACCAGACTCTTCGCGGCCGACTTGATGTCGCCGCCTAGCAAGGCTTCGACGGTCAAGTCCTCGAGCGAGGCCAGCGCGTTGGATATGGCGTCATGCGTCGCAAGCCCGGCCTTGCTGATGGCCTCGAGGTAGTCCTTGACCGCCTGCTCGGCGCCCGCGGTCGGATCGTTCAGGAGCAGGTTCTGCTTGGCGATCAGTTCCTCGCGCGCCTTGGCTGCGTCTCTGATGGCCGCCGCCTGCTTGCGGTACTCGGCCGCGATGGGGTCAAGTTCGTCCCGTTCCTCACGGGCGATGGCGAGCAGTTCCTTGGATGCTGCGACCGCCCGATTCTTGGCAATCGCCTGCGCCTCGATGGCGGCCGCGGTTGCCCCGAACTGCGTAGCCTGCTGGCGGGCGGCGACTACCTCGTCGAGCAAGGAATCAGTGACGGCCTTCTGCTGCTGCAGGAAGCTCTCTCGCGCCGAGAATGCATCGATGGTCGCCTGCGTTGATCGCTTCTGCAGTTCGCCCTCGCGCTGATAGGCGTCGGCCTGCTCGAGCGTCAGGAACAGGAGTTCCTTCTGCGGCTTCGTCAGCTTGAGCGTGCCGGCGGTCAGGTCGGCCTGAATCTTCACCCGCGCCGTCTGCGCCTGGCTTAGATCGCCCTCGGCCTCGGTGGATGCCTTGGCGACCGCCAGCATCTCGCGTGCGCTCTTGATGAGGGCCACGAAGGGATCCGTGCCGCTCGCCGGCTTCGGAAGCGGGGGGAGGCCAAGTTTCGGCGCATCCGGCTTCGCAGGACCGGAGCCCTTGTTCAACCCCGACAGCAGGATCATCTGCTTTTCGGCGGCCGCGGCTTCGGTGCGCAGGCCGACGAGCTTCTTTTCTAGATCGGCAATGCCCTTCTCAGCATAGATGTTCCCGCTGTTGCCGGCCGATTCCTTGAGCTTGGCAATTGACCGGGTGGTTTCGGCAATCGAGTCGTTGATCCGGGTCGAGTTCTTGACCAGCGCCTCGGCCGCAGTCGACGTGCCGAGCCCGAGCGTGCCGAAGATGTTGTCGAAAAACGATCCGCCGCGAACGTCCCGGAAGACCGCATTGATCGCCGGGATCAAGTCACCGAGGATGGCCCTGGCAGCGTCGGCGACGTTCTTCTGCAGGCCGAATATCTGCTTGTTGAACTCCTCCGCCGCCTTCGCCTGCTCGGTAGTGACCGTCGCGTTTAGCTTGCCCTGCTCCGCGAGGTCTTTCAGGAATGGGCCGGCTTCCCTGACGGACTTGCCGAACAGTTCCTGAACGATCCGCGCCTTGTTGCCGTCATCTGCGAATCCGGCGAGCGCGACCGCAGTGCGGCGCAGGGCTTCGGCCGGGTCGAGGCTTTGCAGTTCCTTCGCGCTCAGCCCGATCGACTGCAGCGCGAGGCTGATCCCGTTCTTGCCGTCAGTTTCCTTCAGGGCGGCATTGAACTTGACGAGGATTCCCGTCACATCGTCGAGCGACTGCCCATTGCGCCGGGCCACGTCCTCGAGCGCACTCAGGTTTTCGACCGTCGAGCCCGTGGCGTCGGACAGGTCGTTCAGCGCGTCGAGCTGGTTGATCTGGCTCTTGGCAAAGGCGAGCGTCGCAACGGCCGCAGCCGCGAACGCGACACCGATAGCACGGCCGACCGCCTCGGCGTCCTTCTGAAGCCGCCTGAGGTTCTGACCGGCACGCTTGGTGTCTGTCTCGAACGTGCCCGTCTTGAGCAACAGATCGACGGTGATGCTGCCTGCTGCCATGCTCAGTCCTTACGCGGCGGTTTCACGCCGAACGCCTTCATGAACGACAGGTCCACGTCGCTGTAGCCCGCCTCTGGAGCGGGCTTGCGGTCGAGCCAGTCCAGCAGGTCGCCGACCTCGTTCCCGCCCACCATGGACGCCATCAGCGCCGCCGGCCGGTGGAATCGTGAGCGGTCGTCGAAGGGGTGCAGCGTGTAGAACGCCTTCCAGCTCTCGAACTCCACCGGGTCGGCCGCCATTGCGGCTTTCCACTCGGCGATCGTGCGACCGCCGAGTGCGAGGGCGAGAACGTGCCAGAACCATTCCTCGCCCTTGGCTGCTAGACGTTTCCCAGTTCGGAGACGGTCTTGCTGGATCCGTCGACGATGATCGCGCGCAGTTCGTTCTTCAGAACCGGGGCGATCTGCTCGGCCTTCTTTGCGTCGAGCATGGGCGTGCCGTCTTCGTTGCAAAGGGAATCGGCGATGAATCGCGCGAGCTCCTTTTGCACCGCGACCGCGGCTTCGGCCGTCTGGCCGTCCTTGGTCAGCGCCTGGACTGCTCCGAAGTGGGCAGCAATCTCGTTCGGCGCGCGAGCCTTGAAGTGGAAGGTGTGATCCTTGCCGTCACCGAATGGGCGTGTTTCAGCCCGTACCGTGCCCGGCTGCGTCAGCAGCCAGTCCATCACGACGCCCAGTAGGGGGTCGTCGTGCCAGTCGGTTGGATAGTGAGGGTGCCGCGGATGACTTCGTTGATCGTCGCGTCCAATGTCACTTGCGTGACGTAGCCGGAAAATGCGAAGGTAGTGCGGGCGGCCGGCGTGACGAGCGCGGTCATGTCGCTGTCGAGCGTCGGCACGGCGATGGAGTCGCTGAGTCCAAGCATCCAGCTCACCGTCGCGCCGGAGTCGCGCAACAGGAACAGGGCTTGGTGCGAGCCGTCGCCTTTGTACAGAATGAACGGAACGGAGAGTTCCGCGGGGTCGGCAAAGCCGCCGACGTTGGTCCGATACGCACCGGTCTCATCGAGGCAGGTGGTGTCGATCTTGTCCTTCGTGCCGCCGCCGATTCCGGTGATACCGGTCGGGCAAGTCAGCTTGGTGACAGTGGGGTCAGTGGTGGTCACGGCATCGATGAAGTAGAGATGCGTGCCCTTGGTTTCGAACTGGTTTTGAATGACAGCCATGATGCTTCCTTCAATGAAAAAGGCCCGCATTCAGCGGGCCGGTGGTGGGGGAAACGGAGAGGATCAGTGATTGATGAAGACGTCGACCTGGAGCGACATCCGAAAGAACTTGGTTTCGGTTTCGAAGTCGTCGATCTGCGTCGCGGTCATTACGCCGATGACCTCGAGCGCGTCGCGAACCGCGGTCGCCAGAAGCTCGACGCCGGAATCCGTGCGATGCCAGCAATCCACTTGCACCGTCGTGCGATCGCATGGCGGCGGGTCGCTGAGGTTGTTCTCCGGCACGCCCGAGACCATGAACCAAGTGACGAAGGGTTCGATGATCGGCCGCTCTGGCGTGCCCTCGGGCACCCGGCCGTGGCGATAGACGCGGGGAGGGTTGCTGCCGACGATGGCCTTGACCGCCGCAGAGGCCTTCAGCGCCTGGAAAACCGGAGGAAGCATCAGCGCCCCTTGTTCTGTTGGCCCAGCTTCGCCGCGACCTTCTTGACGCCCTTGACGAGCTCGATCTCGATGGTGCGGATCGCCTCAGCCGCCTTGGCGTTGAACGCCGGCCGGATGAAAGGCTCCGCCGGTTGCTTGCTGCTGCCGTACTCGAGCAGCTGCGCGACCTTGACCGTGCTGACGTTCTTTCCCTTGCGCGGATAGTTCTTGCGCTTCACGCGGACGATGTACCGCTCGCCGTTGACGCCCCTCGGCTTGCCGCGGGTGGCGACGAGGTTTTTCAACAGCAGGCCGGTGGACAGTTGGCGCTCGCCATTCGTCCGGTGCCCCATGACCGCACGAAGGTTCGCTTTCTCGGCCTTGAGAATGACGTTCGCGCCCTTGCGCAGTGCGGCCTTGACCGGGCCGCCGCGTTTGCTGACGACCTCGGCGGGGAGCGACTTCAGCGTCTCGAGCACGCCGGTCAACCCATGCAGTTGCATTTCCATCTTCAGACCGGCCATCTGTACCGCCTGAAAGCGAAGCTGTAGATCGACTCTCGACCCGCCCTGATCTCGAAGTCCTGCATCTGCATGAGGCGAAAGCCGTGGCGCTCCATCCAGTCGATGAAGCCCTGCTCAGTGAAATACTGCAGGTGCTCGCCCGGCCGGTAATGCTTCGATGCCCGCACCGCGCCCAGCGCGTAGAACAGGGGAATGCTCACGAAGGCGAAGGCATGCAGTCCAATCTGCTGCAGGTATTCCTCCGGCGTCTCGACGTGCTCCAGGACGTCCCAGAACGTGGCGCCGGCGAAGCCTTGCAGGTTCTTCGCCCAGAGGTCGTTGCGCTTCAGCCACTCGATGCCGGCGGGGTTCACGTCGTGGCCCCAGGTGTTCGGGCGCAGGCGGATGAACTCGCCAGAGCCGATGCCTACGTCGACCACTTTGCCCAGGCCGACGTACTTGTTGACCAGCGCCACGCGCCCCGCGTTGATGGCCTGCGCGATCTGCTGGCCTTCGTACGACTTGCACTTGTCGTAGTAGGCATCGTCGTACGCGCACAGGTTCGTCCTGTCTTGCTGGTAGGCGATGCCGAAGTCGCGACACAGCATCAAGTCGCCGTCCGACTCGGCCGGCAGCGAGGCTATGAATCGGTCCACAGCGCGAAGATGTCGAGCACCCGGAGCTGATGCGCCGGGAGCTTGTTGACGAACCGATAGACGGCGTTGCGCTTCTCCAATTGCGGCCCGCTGTCATCATAGTCATGGAACAGGACCGCGCCGCAGTGCTTGACGAGAGCGAAGTCGCGCCGAACGCCCTCGGTATCGTGCGCGCCGTCGACGAAGGCTAGATCGAACTCCAACCCTGCGATCAGCTTCGCCTTCTCTTCATCGTCGGCGACCGCATGGAACTCAATGTTGTCGATGCCGAGCGATTCCCAGAATGCATGCCGATCGTGATCCTCGCCGTTCGTCTCGAGCTTGCCGTGCGCCAGATCGATCGTGATGATCTTCTCGCAGTACTGCGCCATGCATGCAGCGGAGATGCCCTTGTAGGTGCCGATCTCCAGGATCGTGCGATACCCGGCGCCTTCGAGAAATTCCCGGAACACGCCTTCGCCGTCGCGAATGTTCAGGGCGCTCTTGCGGAGAAACGACTCTCCGTGCAGTTCGACGATTCGATCCTTGATGGTCATGGTTTCCTTCCGACGACCTGAAACGACCAAGACAGATCCCGCTCGCTGTGGATCACAGCAACGAACCCGAGGTCGCGGACGATCTCGGCCATTTCCTCGGGCCGCCACGAATGCAGATGCTTGCGGCAGTGCTGAGGTTTCCAGTACGTCATCGACGGGTGCGGCAGCGACAGGAACAGAACACCATCCGACCGTAGACGGGTTCGCCAGTGCTCCAAGGCTGCGATGGGGTTCGCCAGATGCTCGAGGCAGTGGCTGCTGAACACGTAGTCGTATTGCCCGTGCGGCAACTCCATCGCGTCCCGGCCGTCCTTGGCATCGACAGGAATGGCTCCCGGCAGCGGCCACTTGCCCGCCCCTACGTCGAGGCCAATGCCGACGCAGAACTCCTTGGCCAGCGGCGTGACGAACTGGCAGGCGTTGCCGGTCTTGAGGTACTCGGGGAACATCTGTCCCTTGTATTCGTAGAGGCTGGTCGGCCAGGTCACGTCTGCCGCCTCCACAGCGCCAGACCATCACCGCCCCAGACGACCTCATCTTCTGGCAGCGAATGGAGCAGATCCCAAACTGGTTTTTGAAACGGCCACGCCTCGTGAAACAGAACTCGGCCACAGCCCTTCGTCAGCTTCCAGTCGCCCCCGGTGTCCTGTGCGTGATTTCCGTCCAGGTACGCGAAATCGAACTTCGTGTCAGCGAAGACCCTCGCCTTGTCTTCGTTGCTGTCGATTTCCACGCATCGGATATTCGTGATGCCGAGATGCTTGATGATCTCGTGCTTCAGATCGTTGTGTGCAATGTCGACGGTCACGACTTCGGCGAAGAACTGGGACAGCACGACCGCGGTGAGGCCATTCCATGTGCCGATCTCGAAACAACGACGGCCGGCGATGTTGTTCTCGCGCAAGAAGCCCTCGAGCCCATGGAACACGCTCGAGCGTCGAAACGGCTGGCCTCCGAACTGCCGATAGGCGCTCAGCAACTGCGGGCTATCGAGCAAGGTCTGGAGTCGAAACCCGACCTGCTTTTCCATTTCAATCGTCCAGTACTGCACCCGCATCCTCCATGATTTCGGTAAGCCTGTCGTCCATCGTGACCATGTCGCAATGTTCTGCAAGCCACGCTCTTTCGCGTTCCGGCGCATGCCCGATCGGGTCATCCGGATTCCCCGGCCGCCAAGGCTCGTTCACGTTGTGAATGCGTGAGGCGAAGAAGTCGAAGCCCGTCAGGTAGATGCTGGCCGGCGCGTGCGCGAGGACAGCCAGCAACGCCGAGAAGCCGGTGCTCGGGATGTGCTTGCCGAGCATCTCGAAGACCTCCATGAACTCCGCGCGGTCCGGAATGTATGTCGGGCAAAACCACCAGTTGGCACGCGCTTTGTAGATGTAGCGGAAGTCCGTCCCGAGCATCTTGCCGTTCTTCCTGTGCCATTCAGACTCGATGAACTTCGAGTTCGGGCACTTGCAGATGCAGAGCTTCACGCCGTCGCGCTGCAGGTCGAAGGCCGGCTTCAGGATCGAGCCGCCGAAGAAGCTGTAGAACACATCGCAACGGTAGCCCTGAGCCTTGCCGGTCTTGTAGTTGTTCACGCGAACGACGACATCGTGCGAATCCACCAAACCCGGCGCGTTGTCGAGTGAGCCGGGGCCGCTGCCGACAATGGCAACACGTTTCCCGTGGAACGTTTCGCGCAGGAGACTGCTATCGCATGAACGCATCGGCCACCTCCCGTATCTCTTGTTCCGTCGCGTCGTCCCAAAGGAACTTCGAGCTCGGCTTGTGCAACACCTTCTTCGGCGTCACCGCTCGGATGAAGTGGCTACCGGCCTTCAATCCTCGCCGCGACCAGACCAGCAGGGCAGGCTTTGACAGCGACTCAGCCAGCGGGACGATGAACGACACATAGCCGAGGAACCCACTGGCCGCGGTCGCCACATCGAGCAAGTCCGATACGGTGGTCTTGTTGGCCAGATCTACGTCGATGCCGTGGAACTTGTGCAACGGCCGGCCGGAGCCGATCTGAACGATGCAGAACCTCTCCCGCAGCCTGTCGATCAGCTTCTGGATCACGTTGCAGTCCGGCAGCAGTTCAGCGCCGAATCCATCCGTGCGACCCATCGGAGTGCGCGGAAGTTGGACACAGAGAAACGGCCGCGATCCGATGCTGTCGATCAGCGTTTGATTCGTCGGCTTCCAATCCAGCCGCAAGTCGATGTTCTTCGGCACACCGGCCGTGATGCAGCAGTCCTCGAACTGCGTCGTATCGGTCGCCCACTTTCGGGACGGGTAGTGCGCGACGACCTGTGCTGTGCGACTGAACGGCGCGACCGCGCACTTGTCGCCGAGCGGCCGGAACACATCGGGCCATGCGCTATTGACCCGGATCGATTGCCCCTTCTCCACCAGATGCCGACACACGCTCTGCACGTAGAGAGCGTCCCCTAGCCCCGTCCCGCCACGAATCGTCCGCCTCATAGGGCCAGCTGTAGCGGCACTCGCTCAAAGCATCGCAGGGCGGTTTCCCTGGTTGCGTTCACGATGATGCAGTCTCGTTTCTGCGCGTCCTTCGCCAGAGTCTCGAAGTGCTTCGGCCACTTCTTCAGCGATGCCCCGTTACCTAGCCCTTTCGGGTGGTCGCCATGGTGGTGAGTCTTGCCACCTGTCTTCTGGCAATCGAAGCCCAGCAGCACGATCTTCGCCGCGCCAGACGCCATCGCCAGCCCCACGCTCGCCGCGCCCGAGTTCATCGCTTGCGGGAACCACGGCGTCTGCCACAGCGACTCCGCTCCGTAGGCTCTAGCGGCGTGCGAGGTCGACATCCTCCGGCCCGTGCAGACCTCGGCAACCTCCTTGCCGTACATCTTCCACCAGGCCATGTCCATTCCGAACACGACGTCGGCCCACGGAGTCAGGCGAAAGGTCGTGTTCGTGACAATGACCGGGTGTTTCGATTCCCGGACCGTCTCGACGTCCTCTGCCGTGAGACTCGGGCCGCTGGCGATGCAGACCACCGTGCGGCCAGACCACGCCGGCCGCTCCGGGTACTTCACCCCAAGTTGACCCCGCTGCTGCATCGTAGCGTGATCGTGCGGTTCCGGCTCTCCGGGTCGAGGATCACTGCCTCGATGTTGAACACCTCCGCGCCAAGCCGGCCTCGCATGGAAGCCTTGAATCCTGGCCGGTACTGCGTGACGATCTCTGTCGAAACTTTCGATTGCGACGCCTGCGCAGCGAAGAGTTCGCGCCCCGACAGCGCCCGGACCTGGCACGGCATCCGGTGGTTCAGCGGAAACGCGGGAACCCACGTATCGACCTGGGCGCCGTCCGAATCCATCTCCGTCTCCGGGCTCTCGAAAGTCACCCAGTGCCGACGCTCGCCCATCACGCCATGCCCAAGATGACCTTCTTCGGCCGGAGCAGATCCTTAAAGCCGTTCGGGATCGTCGCCAGCGTCTTGTCGACAGAATCGCTCCGATGCTCCCAGAAGTGCCGCACCATGAGGAGCAACGCCTGCCGGATCGCCGCGGGCAGTTGCTGCGCGCCCGCGTAGTCGGATGCCGAGAAGTCCGAGGCCTCCTCATAGGCCGGGGTCATGTAGCCCGCCGTAAAGCGAATCTTGAGCGCGTTCGTCGCCCGGGTCATGCTCGGCCACGACGTCACGGGAACGATGCGCGCCGGGGTGCGGTAGTCATCGACGAGGTAGTCGTCGCCTTCGTCGAGCTCCCCCTCGCTGCCGGCGGCGGTGGCGAAGAAGCTGTCGATGCGAATCAACGGCGGCCGCGGGAGTTCGATGCCGCGAGATGTCCAGGCGCTCGACCACGGGAAGCTGTCCAGCGCCATCTCGTAGGTCCGCAGCGCGATCGCAAGGCCGGTGAAGTCCTCGGCGTGCTCAATGGCGGCGTCGAGGTAGGCGATCAGCAACTCGTCGTCCGGGTGTGAGTCGGCGTCGGAGTCGCCGTCGATCGCCACGAGCTCGCACTGTTGGCGCAGCTTCTCGAGCGAGATCATCGGCCCGGCCGTGGTCGAGATGACCTTGATCCCGGGCGGCAGCGGGACTACGTACCTTGCCCGCCAGAAGATGGGGTCGATGTAGTAGCTCATGCGTCTTTACCGTCGCGGCCCCGCTTGACGGCCAGGCGCCAATCGCCGGAAGCATCGCCGGGCGTGTTGCTCGTGTCCTTCTGCGCTAGCCACCAAGATCCGCCATAAGTGATCCCGTCGCCCTCTTGGTAGGCAGCGCCAGACTTGTAAACGCCGCGGTCGATCGGCAGGCCCTTCAGCTTGATCTCGCGCGCAACCTGCTTGTCCTTGTTGCGGAGCGAGACGACGATGGTTCGGTCGTCCTTCTGCTCGATGTCGAAGTCGTCGATAGACAGACCGTCGGTCCCGTCCTTGCCCTTTGCGTCACGGCCATCGCGGCCGTTCTCCGGGCGAGGGATCGAGGCGACTTCGGCCTTGACCATATCGCGCACTCGCTCGGGATCGATCGGCGCCGCGTCCTTGCCGTCGACACCATCCTTCGGTGCAGGAATGGCCTTCAGCACGCGGGCCATCATCGATTCTTCGTCTGCGTCCTTGCCGTCGATGCCGTCGCGGGGCACCGGAATGTGCTTCACGGCCACTTCGGCGATGCGGGCGACCAGCGCATCCTCGTCGATTGGGGTTGCGTCCTTGCCCGCGAGGCCGTCAGCGCCGTCCTTGCCGTCTACTGCATCGGCGCCGTCCTTGCCTTGAATCCCCGGAGCGCCGTCTTTGCCATTCAGGCCATCGCCTCCGTTTTTCCCGTCGATGCCGGCTGCACCCTTTTCTCCCGGCGAACCATCGACTCCAGCCTTGCCGTCGAGGCCCTTCTGACCTTCGATTCCGGGCGCGCCATCCTTGCCGTCGATGCCGGCCGCGCCCTTCTCGCCAGCCGAGCCGGGCTGGCCATCTTGGCCATGCGCGCCGTCTTTTCCGTCGATGCCGTCCTTCGGCTTCGGCATTCCGGCGAATGCAGCCTCGGTCGCCAGCTTCACGAGCTCGCGCACCTCGTCGATGCTGACCGACTTCCCGTCCCTGCCATCGGCGCCGTCCCTTGCTGCCAAGCCTGCTTCGCCATCCTTGCCATTGAGGCCGTCCGCGCCGTTCTTCCCGTGGATCAGCGGTCGCTCCTCCAGCGCCTTCACGCGCTCGAGCAAAGGCCCAAGACTGCGCGTGACGAAGCCCCGCACCGAGAGGAGCAGGTCGTCGGCCATCATTGAATATTCGATCATTACTTGGCTTTCAGGATGCCCGCATGGATCGCGGCCATGACTGTCGCGACGATGATGTCTTCCTCGTCTCGAATGGTTCGCAGGCTCGGGAACCGGCCACGGTCGATAGGGATGCGCTGGGGCCGCCAGCCTGCGCCGATGATGGTCGGCGGCGTCGTGTTTTGCACACCGACAAGAACCGCACTGACCGAGCTAGACCCATGCAAAGACGCCGAGGGGCCGGCATCTTCGCCCGACCCATACCATCGGCCGAACCAGTCACCAAACCAATCTCCTAGCCAGCTCAAATCACGATCCGTTCAGGCTGCCGATCGTCCGTGTTGCGCCGTCCGTCGTGCCTTCGATACGGACCGTGGAGCCGTCAATGCCGACGAATGCCGTGCTGCCGTTGAGGCCCGTCGCGTCGCCCGCAGCGTGCGCCGCCAGCAGCCTGACGATTTCCTCGGCTGAGTAGCCGGCTTCGATGATCTGGCCCCACACCGCCGTCGCAAGGCTTTGCGGGCTCAGTTCCGTGAACGGCGTGATGCTCGCACCCAGCGTGCCCGTCGCGTAGCGGGTGGCAGCCAGGGTGCCGGCCCCGGTAAGCGCCGCCGCCGGCAGGCCGAGAGCGAGCAGCGCCCCGACGACGTTGCCCGATCCCGCCAGCGCGGCGACCGCGAGCAGGTTGGCAATGGCATTGCCAGTCAGGGTGCCCGTGCCAACCAGAGCGGCGACCGCCGAAACGATCAACTGACCCAGGCCGACAATCGTGCCCGAGCCGGCCAAATCAGCGGCGCCGTTCTTGCCGCCGGCGGCGCTTGCGGTCAGCGCGCCGGTTCCGGTTGTTCTGGCGCGGCTTGCGATCTCTCCATCACGGACAGCGATGATGATGGAGTAGGGCGGCCGGTAGCCCTCCGGCACGCTCGACTTGCGGGACCACGACGCACTGGCAAAGCGGGCCCGCTGCCGGGATGCTATGTTCTGCGCGCCTCGGTCCGAGCCGACGTTGGTCGCGCCACCGAGCATCGAGCCCGGCGACTTGTACAGAACCGAATACCTGCCGAGAAGGGCCACCCCTCAACCCCAACCGAAGTCCAGATGCCCGAAATAGCTCGAGCCCGCCGTGGTCACGGCTCCGGCATACCCGAGCCACACGAGGCACGAGCCATCGAAGACGCGCGGCAGGGACGGGACCTGGTTGAGCAGGTCGCGCTCGCCGGCAACGCCAACGGTCGTCAGCGGCAAGGTCAACAGCGGGCGAGCCAGGATCAGGTTTGCCGTGCCCGAGGCGTGCGTTGCCGAATAGTTGAACTGCTCGGCCAGCCTCATGCCCTTGTCGCCCGCGGCGAGCGGAAGGAACGGGCCGAACTTGCCGGCCGCCGTCCCGCTGCCATCAACCTGCCCGATCGGCGAGCTGGCGTTGCTGATCGGCAGCGTGGCAGGGGTGAGCGCACCCGGATTGCCGTCAGCGTCGGTGTAGGTGATCCGAATGTTCGGCGTGCCCGCGCCCAAGGCCACGGACGGGGTGATGAACGCCTGCACGCCCGCGCCGGGAGTGGGCGAGCGGTCGATGTACATCGTGGCCGTATGCGTGCCGGTGCCGGTGCCAGAGGCCGCGACGTAGACCGCGTTATCAAGGTCGGCGTGAGTCAGCGCCAGATTTCCGGTAGTGGCGGACAGCCGGTTCCAGTAGTAGTTCGTGCCCGTCAACAGGTCCGCCGGCAGCGCGCCGCCCGAGTTGGTCAGGCGTATGCAGGTCCGGGTTTGCATGTCCCAGCCCGCAGCCAACGTCACCACGGTCGGGGTGGCGGCGGTCGCGGTGAACGTCCGAGAGTTGACGAGGGCCTGATCGCCGCCCAGCGTGGTGTTCGTCATCGGATACCAGCCGAGCATGTCCACGAGCATCAACACCTTGGGCACCGACGCGGCCACCGCCGAGAAGGCGCTGGCGTTGATGATGTGCTTCGTGTCGGGGCTGACATCGCCGCCAATGGGCATGGACCCGGCCAGCCGGTCGTGTGCCGGGTGCCAGGCAAGGGCAGTGCCGACCGCGCCAAGGGTCATCGCGCTGGGGTTGCCGGTGGAGTGCGGGTAGGCGTACCAGAAGCCGGCGGCCTCGCTGCCCACGGCATGAGTCAGCTTGTTCCAATCGGTGCGCCAGAATTTGCCGTTGACGGTCACTTCGTTGAGGAAGTCGTCCAGCGATGAGAAACCTGCCATTTGTAGCTTTCCTTAGTCCCAGGCGACTTCGAGAGTCCCGACCAGCGCGGCCGCCGAGAGCGAGCCGCTGGGGCATGAGATGAAATTCAGGTAGGCGTCGTCCACAATGGCCGGGACCTGCGAAAAGTCGATGAGGTAGTCAACTTCGACCGGGGCATCCCTGCCGCGCAACGTGAAGTTGGCCAGCGGCTTGACGAGGGCCAGAGTGAACAGGCCCACATCCGTTCCGGCCGTGCATTGCACGCTCTGGATCGAACTCACTCCCGTGTCGCCGGCCTGCAGCGTCATGAACGGTCCCGCCGAGCCGGCGAGGTTCGCGGAAGTGGTCAGGATCGTCCCGTTGACCGCCGTCCCCGTGGTCATTGTGTGCAGCGGGGTCACTCGACCCGCGTCGCCCTCTGAATTGGTGTAGGTCACGACGAACGTATCGCCCGCCAGCCCGTGCGGGGCCACGAGAACAGCCATCATCTGCACGCCCGCGCCACCGATGTAGCGGGTCAGCGTCTGGACATTGGTCATGTCCTGTTTGTCCGCCGTGCCCATATCCACGAACGGATAGAACAGGAGGTAGTCGAGCAGCCGGAAGTTCTGCGGAACGCCGCCCGCCGTGACGCACATCGCCATCAGCCGGCGCAGGTACTTCACGCCGCCGCCGACGTTGCCGCCGTGATCCAAGCCGCCATCGGCCGACCGGCTCAGGGGCTGGGCCGTCAGCGGTGCTGCTGCGTAGTATTGCGGCGCCGGCTTGCCCGGGGCCATGCTGTAGTCATACCAGACGCCCGCGACAGTCACAACGGCCGGGACCTTGCGAAAGACGGTGATGCTCCTGCCCTCCAACTCCGCATCCACCAGCGCCGCTAGGTTAGCGAAACCCGTCAATCAATCCTCGCTGATCGTCAGCGCGCCGATGGCGAACTGCGGCTGGATGCCCGACGACACCGCCAACGAGGACGACAGCGCCCCCGAGTACAGGATCTGCGTCGTTGCCAGGGGTGTGATGCTGACGTGGGTGATGGTGTTCGAGCCGCCGGTGCATTGCGGGAACTGAACCAAGGCGGCGTTGCTCGCCTGGTTGCCCGAGACGGTCCAGCCGCCGGCGTTGCGGGTCACGGTCACGGGCAAATAGTCGGTGTACGTCGCCGCGCTGGTCGCGCTAGTCCCGGCCTCGCCGGGGTCGGCGGTGTGCAGATGGACCCGCAGGCTGGCCGTCGCGTCCCACGGGAACGCCGTAGCGTTGAACGTGTAGACCATGAAGTCGTTTTCGGTGGTGTTTGACTTGCTCACAGCGGGTGTTCCTTCAGAAAATCGGAGTCACGATCAGCGCGATCAGGAGCTTGTCGTCATCGCGCTCGACCTCGAAACGCCAGGCGCGCGGGAGCGGGGCGTCGTTGCCGTCAGCGCCTCGATCCCCCGGCGGGCCGGCCGGGCCTTGCATGCCGATCCCAGGCGGACCGGGCGGACCGGGCGGACCCGGGCGTCCGGGGTCGCCATCGAGCCCGTCCCGCCCGTCCCTAGCCACACGCGGTCTCCTGATCGAGGCGCGCGATCATGGCCTTGGTGAATGCCGCGATAGCCTTCTCGGGATCAGGCGCCGGCAATTGCGGAACAGCTGGCACTGGCGCGGCGGGTGCAGGCTTCGCGCCGAACGGGTCGTCGCCGCTGTCGCGCTTCGCCAACGCCTCGAGCGAGAAGTTCTGCTGCTGAAGATACGAGGTATTGCCGCCAGGAGTCGGCGGCAGATCGAACACCGCTCGAGCCTCGTCAATGTGGCGGATGCCTGCTCCGACCTGATCGCGAAGGACGGTCGTTTGCGTCGCACCGTCCATCTTCAGCAGGTCGTCGAGGTTGAAGGCGGTCCCCAGCTGGCGGCCTTCCTTCTTCTCGTCGAGGCCGAGGCCCTCGTCGAGCAACGCCTCCGCCGCTTCCATGAGCGATTGCAGGCAGTCGGTGTAGTAGATCTGATTCATGTCGCCGACCTTCTGGCCGGCAGGCAGAGCGCCGATCCCGACCTTGAAGGCCGGGACGTGGAAGGTCGAGCACACCATCTCGGCCGACATCTTCAGTTGGCTGACCATGTCTGAGTCGACGGCGTTGACCGTCAGGCCCTGGTACTTCAGCCCGCCGCCGAGGACGGCGACCTTGCCCTGGTTGTTGTTCGAGTAGTTCTCGTCCCAGCGCTTCTTCAGCGCCGCAGCATAGTCGTCGGTGATCTCTTGGTCAGAGCTCAGCACGCCGCTCGGGCGGCTCATGTTGCGAAAAAACTTGGCCGAGTTCGTCTGAATCTCGAGGCCCTGAGTCGCCGCCAGGCCGCAAGCGTAGATCGGGGACACCCCGCACAGAGGGTGGAACAGGCAGACCATCGTGTCGTGAATGATCTCGCTCGCAGGCACGGCGACTTGCTCGTCGTCCGCCACCTTGGCCAGGGCATCGTCGCTCAGTCGGTAGTAGACCGAGCCATTCGGGGCGACGAGCACATTCACCCGACAAGGATCGAGCACGTACATCGCCGTGACCACGCCGCGGTTGTCGCGTTCCTTGAGGATGTAGGCGTTGCCGTTGCTCAGTTTTGAGACCATCCACGATTCGATGAACTTCTGCCGCGTCTGGAATTTGTTCGGCTTGCGAAGCACCGGAGTGAACGCCGGGCTTTCTGCATCGCGCCAGATGCCCTGCGTGTATTCGACGAGGCGCAGGCGCAGCTTGCCGATGTCGCTCGCGATGAGCGTGATGCACGCGAAGACCGCCCAGTTCGCCATCACGGCGTCGTGGCGGATCTCGATATCGCGCTGGAAATCGTACGGCGATCGTCCGAACCACTGTGTCGACCAACCTCTGTCGGCGACCGCCTGTAGTCCCAGCGGAGCCGCCTTGACATGCGGCAGGACGCTCCTCGAGATCGCCGAGAAGATCGTCACTTCAGGCATTGCTCATTCCTTTGCCGACGAACAACACGGCGACGATTATCAAAAATCCAGCCGTGACCATCGCCCAGCCTTGGCCGGCAAGAATGAACACGCCGCCGACCAGCAGGCCGACGCCACCCATCAGAAGCAGGACCAACCACAGAACGGCGGACAGCGCGAACGCGAGGAACGCACGGGCTGCGCTGGAAGCGACGGCGGCGGCCTTCTGAACTGGAGTCATTCGTCTTCTGACGGCTTGACTTCGGCCGGCTTGAGTTCTTCCGCGCCGGAACGAAGGGCGCGCTCTCGCTGACCCTCGGCGACCATGTCGCGCGTCTGATACGTGGCGGTTCGCTTCGTATAGGTCCGCTTCATGGGGACGGCCGGAACTGGTGGCGGGGTTTCGCGCTTGGGCTCAGACAACTTCACTTCTACCGGCGCGTCTTGCGCCCAGCCCAACGCGCGATACAGCTTGGCTTGGCTGTGCCCGGAGGCTTCGAATGAGTTCCCGGGATGGAGAAGCGGCGAATTGCTGCCTCCCGGCCGGAATGCTTTCTTCACGATCATGGAAACACTCATTCGAAGACTCCTGTCATGCGAAAGGCCCGCCAGCCGAAGCCAGCGGGCCAGTCCTCTATCAGCTCGAAACGCCTTGGAAGTCCGCCGTCTCGGTGAAGGCCACCGCATCGCTGCGCCGCTTGGCGAAGTTGATGTGGCGGGTCACCTTGATCGCCGTGCTGTCTTCCTGGAACATCGAGGTCATCCCGGTGACGTTCATGCCCACCGGCGTATCGGTCGCGCCGGTCGGGTCAGAGCGCTGCTCGATCGTCGCTTCCCGCGAGACCGAGACCTCGAAGCCCGTGTCGCCGATCTTGTAGATCTCGGACGGCTTCACCAAGATCACGTGGCTGCCATCGATGTTGTCGCCGACGACCACGTTGTCACCGAGGAGCGAACCGCCCATCCCGTTGATGCTCGGGAAGGAGGTCTGGCCGAGCGAGTTGACCAGCATCGAGATCGCCTTCGCCTGGGCCGGACCCATGACGAAATACAGGCCCATCGCGTTCTTGCCGGAGATGAACGGCGCGTACAGTGCCGAGATCATCACGCGAACCGCGGCCTCATCCGTGCCCGTGGTCGCGATCGCCGTCAGACCGTTCAGCAGGCCAGCCGGCGATACGCCGGCAGAAGCCGCGCTCGTCGAGAAGACCGTTTGATCGATCCGCTTGGCGCTCGCTTCCCGGAGCGCGTTGCCAACGAGGGCTTCCGCAGCCGGGCTCGAGTAGCGGATGAGGTCGTTGGAGACGACCGACAGCGCGCCGACCTTCAGCGGGGTGAGGTTGACGGTCGAGAAGTCAGGCTTCGTGACCGGGATCGCCTTCGACTCGCCGACCCAGTAGCCGGTCGCCTCACCGTCCTGGCCCTTGATGGTGATGTTCGCCGGCACCTCGCGGAACGGCAACTTGTCGAAAGCAGTCGCGCCATAGAGGAACTCGAGAAAGTCGCCGCTGTAGCGGCCGTCCATCGCGACCAACTCCGCGCCCCACTCGCCGGAGCCGGTTCCGCCGCCCGCGACCTCGTTGGCCTTGATCCACTGGACCAGCTGCGGATTGGTCTTGCCCCAGCGATGTTCGGCAATCGCCGACGGCGTGGTCTGGTTCATGATGGCCATCGCCTTCGCGATAACGCTCCGAACGAAGGCTTGGCCCTTGAACTTGTCCTCGGGATCCGACTTGCGGACGAACGAGATGCCGCCGCGGCTGCGCGAGGCGCCCTCGGCCGACTTGCCGTCGACGACGCTGGCGGCCGATGCGTTGGTGGTGTGGAAGTTCTTGACGCGGATTTCGTCGTCGAGGTCTTCGATCTCCTGGCTGATCGCGTCGAACTCGCCGCGCTCTTCCTGGGTGAACGGGCGGCTTTCGCCCTTGCGAAGGTCGACGAGCTCTTGCGCTCGGTTGGCCTTCGTGTTGCGCTCTTCGCGCAGTTGGGAAATGGTTTGCATTGGGTTGCCTTTCGGGCTTCGGGAAAAAGAAAACCCGCCAGAGGCGGGCTGCTGCTTGGTCCCCGAAGCGCCGGGGGGGTGGACATCGCTTCGCTTTCGGCCTGACGCGGCCAGCAGAGCGCTGTCGAGAGACTTGATGGACGTGATCGACGCCTCGGCGTTTGCCGGGATCGTCACCAGGGAGAGCTCCAGCCACTCCCAAGACGTGAACTTGAGGCCGCCGCCTTTCAGCTGCTCGATGCCATCTTTCAAGGCACGGAAGCCAATCGACACGGCCGCGACGAGGCGGTACTTGATCGACTGCACGGCCTCGTCGACGCGGTCCTTCAGGACGCCCGCTTCGGCGATCTTCGGGATGTGCGCGCGGAAGGGAATGCCATTCGCTGTGGGCTTGGCAAACTCCACCCGGCCGACCGGCTTCTGGCTGTCGTGCTGCCAAAGCAGCGGCATCGGGGTCTTGAACTTGGCGCCCATCGGATCGACTTCGTCGCCCATACGATCGGCAGTCGGGGTCGAGGCCATGCCTTCGATCACCCATTCGGTGGTGGTCTCGTTCACCGCCTTGAAGTTCATCAGCGCGTATGCACGGTCCATGGGGATTCCTAGAGGAAGGCAAGCGAGGGAGTCGGCTTGCGCTCGGCTTGCGTCGGGATGACGCCGACAGCCATCGCCAAGGCGACCATTCCGTCAATGCGCCCGGAGGCTTTGGCCTTGACGAACTTGCGGTTCTCGGCGGGGTCGCTCTGCACTGTGGCGTTGTGGGCGCACATGTTCAGGACGGGGTGCCCGCCGTGGCGCATCTTCTTTTCCAGCAGCATCGACTCCAGTTGCCGGATGGCCGGGCTCATGCTCACGAAGCCCTGCCCGAACTCGATGAACTTCTCCAGTTCCTTCGCCGTGAACCCGGCCCGCTCGAGCCACGGCTTGAGGAACTTCATGTTCCAGCGGTCGAAGGCGATCGCCTGCACATCGCAGCGATCGAACACGCCCCGAAGGTGCTCGGCGACGAACTCGTATTCAATAGACGCGCCGGGCGTCGTCTGCAGCGCGCCGGTCTTGGCCCACTGGTCATAGGGCACCCTGTCCACCCGCGACTTTTCCGCCAGCCCCTCGGCGGGAAGCCAGAAGGTCGGGTGTACGTCCCAGGTCTCTAGCTTGGCGACCAGGACCAGCGCGGTGAGGTCGGACACGCTCGATAGGTCGAGGCCGCCCCAGACCTTCGCCTTCCCGATTTCCTCGGGCTTGTCGCCGTTACCCATCCAGACTTCGCGGCTGACGAATGGCGCCTTGGACTCGACCCGCTGGTTCAGGATCAGGTTCCGGTAGGCGTTCTCCCGGCTCGGCATCCGCTTTGCATCCGCGGCCTGCCTCCGGACCTCCTCCCGATTCATGAACTCGTCGAAGTGCGGGTTCGCCTCCCGGATCGCCTCATCCGAGAACGGGTCCAGATCCAGGGATGCGGTGAACATCTCGACCTTGATCCGAGGGTCCGCACCCGAAAGCGCGTCGTCGATCAGCACTGATAGCAGGTCCGCGTCGGTCGGCGCCTGCGTGCTGATGACGATGGATAGCGGCTCCTCCTGGGCGGCCGCCGCGGTCTCGATCGACTCATACAACTGCGAGCGCGGACCCTTGACCTGGCCGAGCTCGTCGTGAACCGCGAAGGCTGGGGACTTGCCGAAAGACGTCGCGACGTCAGCCGACAACGCCTTGTAGAGCGTGCCGAGTTCCGGGCAGAGCAATTCCTTGACCGTGTCCCGGATCCTGACGACCGCAGCCAGTCGAGGAGACATGCGGATCATCTTGGCCGCGAGGTCGAACAGGAGCGCCGCCTGATCCTTGGACTGCGCCGCGCTCAGAAGCTGGCTGTTCGGCTTCGCCTCCGGGCCGCACAGGTGGAGCAGGAGCAGGAAAGCCGCGAACGCCGTCTTGGCGTTCTTGCGACCCATCGTCAGGAGGAACGTCCGGGTCGGCGAGTCGTAAATCCGCAACAGCCATGCACGCTGTTTGCTGGTCAACTTGACCGCCCGGCCGACGAACTTCCCCTCCGGGATGAAGCAATACTCCTCGATCCAGCGGGCGTTCCGCTGGCCGCGCGTCAGCTTGCGCTTAGCTCCCAAGGCCTGTCACTCTTGACGCCAGCACTCAGGGTCGCCGCCTTGTCGGCCCGATACAGCGACTGGTGCGTCAGCCGCATGGCCCGGGCCAGATTGTTGATGGCCGTCGTCTCGTCCCGGAACATCTTCCCCAGCCGTTCGAACCGGCGGAACCCCTCGTCCGTCTTCAGCCACTCCGGCTCGAAAGCGGCTAACTGGGCGTTCAGCAGATCCGCTCGAGCCGCGTGCCGGCAGTAGTTGACCAGCAGGGGAACGTGCTCCGACCCGAACCAGTCTGCCGGCTTACTGTTCACCGTCGCCAGCCAGACCGTCCGCTCACCCTGGGTCAACCCAGCCGTGGGAGCCAGACGAGCCTGCCCCCCGGGAACGACCGCGAGCGCGGCGCCCGACTTTCGCCCTCGTTGAAGCATGGCGGTTCCTTTAGATTTTTATACGGCGCCCTTTGGGGCTACGGGATTAGCAGAAAAG